GCCGTCGAGAGGTCGGGCTTGCGACGCCCGGCCAAGTAGTGCGACACTGCGGACGGGTCCACCCCGATCGCAGCGGCGAAGGCCGCCCCGGTGATCCCGGTGGCGGCGAGGAACCCCCTCAGAAGCTCGGCACCCTTCATCGTTCCACCTCCTTGGAGCCAGGAAGGTAGCCGACCGTTGACCGAGGGTCAACATTTCTCTTGCGCCCTGCAGCCCGCTGGGGTAGCTTGTCCTGCGTCGGCGGGGGCAGTCGAACTATCCGGAAATCCCGGACGGTTCGACTTCACCGCAATGAGCCCCATCCCCGGGGGCGTGCCGAGGAGGCAGCGTGAAGGAACCCAAGACCAGCATCAAGGACCTCTGGCGCCGAGAGCGCAAGGACGGCGAGAGCCTGCGCGCCTTCGCCAGACGCATCAAGGAGCACCCCGTGGCCGCAGCCTGGCTGAGCCGCAAGGGGGCGAAGCGATGAACCTCGCGAGCATCAAGAGCAGCCGGGTCGAACTGCCACTGAAGGTTGTGGTGTACGGTTCGATCAAGGTCGGGAAGAGCACATTCGGCGCCGGTGCCCCGTCCCCGGTCTTCATCGCCACCGAGGAGGGCCTGGCGGCCCTGGACGTGCCCTCCTTCCCTGTGGCCCGCAGCCTGGCCGACGTCATGGAGGCCATCGAGGCCCTTGGGACCGAGGACCACGAGTTCCAGACGGTGGTGGTGGACTCGTTGGACTGGCTCGAGCCGATCATCTGGTCGGCGGTGAGCAAGGCCGCCGGGGTCACCGACATCGAGAAGGTGGGGGGCGGCTTCGGCAAGGGCTACGTCGAGGCCAGCCGCGTCTGGCGGGACTTCCTGGACGCCCTGGACTGGCTCCGCAAGGAGAAGGGCATGGGCATCATCCTGATCTGCCACGACGAGGTCCGGCGCCACGAGCCCCCCGACGGCGACGCCTTCGACATGGCGAGCCTGAAGCTCCACAAGCGGGCCTCGGCGCTGGTGAGCGAGTGGGCCGACGTGATCGGCTTCGCCCACGCCAAGCGCCACGTCAAGAAGTCGGACTCCGGCGGCTTCAACAAGACGCACAGCACGGCGACGCCCACGGGGCGGCGCGTTCTCCACGTCGGGCAGCACCCGGCGTACCAGACCGGCAACCGCTACGGCATGGTCGACGAAGTCGGCCTATCCTGGCAGGACTTCAGCGCCGCGTTGGACGCGGCCAGGAGCGCACGATGAGCGGCAACTTCTGCGATCTCCCCTTCGACCCCAGCGAACCCCCGCCCGGTGGTAGGTCCTTCGACCCGATCCCGGCCGGGTGGTACCCGGTCATGATCGTCGGCTCCGAGATGAAGCCGACCAAGGCGGGGACGGGGCGCTACCTCCAGCTCGAGCTGGACATCATCGACGGCGAGTTCGAGGGGCGCAAGCTCTTCGACCGGCTGAACTTGGACAATCCGAATCAGCAAGCCGTCGACATCGCCCGGCGCACGCTGAGCCAGATCCTGGCGGCCGTGGGCATCATGAGCCCCAAGGACAGCAGCGAGCTCCACTACATCCCGCTGCGGGCCAAGGTCAAGATCAAGCCGGCCAGCGGCGAGTACGAGGCCAGCAACGAGATCAAGGCCTACGGCTCGATCAACGGCGGCGAGGGCGCGCAGGCGCCGAAGCCGGCGGCGGCGGACGGGGGCAAGAAGGTCCCCGCCTGGAAGCGCTAGCCGTGCTGTCGCTCTACGACTTGACCGGCATGTTCGCTGACCTGCGGGACTTCGTAGACAACGAGGACCCGACGCCGGAGCAGCAGGACAAGGCCGACGCGATGATGGCCGAGCTTCTCGAGGACCTCATCCCCGAGAAGGTGGCGGGCTACTGCGGGCTCATCCGCAGCCTGAAGCTCGAGGCGGACGCCTACAAGGCCGAGGAGCAGCGCCTGAAAGAGCGGCGGGCGTCCAATGAGGCGCTCGCTGAGCGACTGCAGAACCGGCTCCAGAACTGCCTGGCAGCGGCCGGCGTGCGCAAGCTGAAGGCGGGGACCTTCTCCGTGGCGATCCAGGCGAGCCCGGCCTCGGTGGAGGTGGTGGACGAGGGAGCGATCCCCGACGCGTGGAAGATCCCGCAGCCGAGCAAGGTGGACAAGCGAGCGCTGCTCGCAGAGCTGAAGACCGGGGCGGAGGTCCCCGGCGTGCGGCTGAAGCAGGGGGAGCACCTGCGGATCCGCTGAGTGAGTCGCCCGCCGGCGGCACCTTCCGGGCGCCGGCGGGTCCAACTGCGAGAGGACACCATGGCGAACATCGAAGTCTTCGCGATGAGCAGGACCGTCCAGGAGATCTACGCCTGGCGGAAGCGCACCACGCCGCAGGAGCACCGGGCCCACCTGGGGGCCTCGGTCATCGGGCGGTCCTGCGACCGTGCGATCTGGTACGGCTGGCGCTGGGTCCGCAAGCCCAAGTTCGACGGTCGCATGCTGCGGCTGTTCGACCGCGGCCAGCGGGAGGAGGAGCGCTTCGTCGAGGAGCTGCGAGGCATCGGAGCGAAGGTCTGGCCGGTGGACCCGGACACGGGGCGGCAGTGGACGGTGACGGCCCTCGGGGGCCACTTCGGCGGGTCGCTGGACGGCGTATGCCGTGGGCTGCCGGAGAGCAGCCGGGCCCACGTCTGCGAGTTCAAGACGCATGGTGCCAAGAGCTTCGGACGGCTGGCGAGCAAGGGCGTGCGGGAGTCGAAGCCGGAGCACTACGCCCAGATGATGGTCTACTGCCACCTCATGGAGATCGACCGGGCGCTCTATCTGGCGGTCAACAAGGACAGCGACGCCCTCTACTCGGAGCGCTTCCACGCGGACCCGAAGCACGCGCAGAGCATGCTCAACCGGGCCGAGCGGATCATCTACGGCTGGAAGGCCCCAGCCCGCCTGAGCGATAACCCGGACTTCTGGGAGTGCCGGTTCTGCGACTACGCCGAGATCTGCCACGACGGGGCCGCCGTGGAGAGCAACTGCCGCACCTGCCGCCGCAGCTCGCCGGAGCAGGACGGGACCTGGCTCTGCGACCTGAAGCGGACGCTGAACGTGAAGGAGCAGCGGGAAGGGTGCGGCGAGTGGGTGCCCCGGGACCTCCGCTGATGGAGCTGCGCAAGTACCAGAGGGCGGCCATCGACGCCACCTATGACTTCTGGATCAAGGGAGGTGGCAACCCGCTGATCGTGGCCCCGTGCGGGGCCGGAAAGAGCGTCATCATCGCGGCGCTCTGCCACGAGGCGCTGTCCTCATGGCCGAGCACCCGGATCCTCATCCTCACGCACCGCAAGGAACTGCTGCGGCAGAACGGCGCCGAGCTCCAGGGGCTCTGGCCGGAAGCCCCGATCGGGTACTACTCGGCGGGGCTGCGGCGCAAAGACACCACGCCGCCGATCCTCTTCGCCGGGGTCCAGAGCATCCACCGGCGCATCACGGAACTGGAGCCCTTCGACCTGGTGATCGTGGACGAGGCCCACCTCGTCCCCAGGAACCTGGGGACGCAGTACGGCAGCACGCTGGCGAACCTCCGCTTGATGGATCCTCTGGTCAAGGTCATCGGGCTCACGGCGACGCCGTACCGGCTGGACAGCGGGCGGCTGGACGAGGGCGAGGACGCCCTCTTCGACGCGGTAGTCTACGACATCCCGGTCCAGCAGCTCGTGGACGCCGGCCACCTGGTCGAGGTGGTAGCTCGAGGCGGGAGGGCGAAGGCGGACCTGGCCGGGGTCCACCGGCGCATGGGGGACTTCGTGGCGTCGGAGGTGTCCGCGGCCTTCACCGCGGACGGGCTGGTCGACGCCGCATGCGGGGAGATCGTGGCGGCTGGGGCGGAGCGCAAGGCGTGGATGGTCTTCTGCGCCGGGGTGGAGCACGCCCGGCAGGTGCGGGACGCGCTGCGAGCTCGTGGCGTAGACGCGGAGACGGTGACGGGGGAGACGCCGGAGGGGGAGCGGGATGCGATCTGCGCCCGGTTCAAGGCGGGCAAGTTGCGGTGCCTGGTCAACGTGGACGTGCTCACCACGGGGGCGAACTTCCCGATCTGCGACCTGCTGGTGCTGCTGCGGGCGACGGAGTCCACGGCGCTCTACGTCCAGATCGTGGGGCGTGGGATGCGGGTCTACCCGGGCAAGAGCGACTGCCTGCTGCTGGACTTCGGGGGCAACGTGGTGCGCCACGGGCCGATCGACGCGGTGGACCCTCGGAGGCCGGGGAAGGGCGGGGAGCCGCCTGCGAAGGAGTGCCCGAAGTGCCAGACCATCGTGCCGGTCGGGGTGCGTCTCTGCCCCGCCTGCGGCTTCGAGTGGCCGCAGCCGAAGCCGAGGGAGATCAAGCACGACGTGAAGCCCTACGAGGGGGCGGTCCTGGCGCGTCAGCAGAAGCCGCAGTGGGTGGAGGTGACGGGGATGAGGTACGCCCGCCACCAGAAGGCGGGGAGCCCGGACAGCGTGCGGGTGGTCTACGAGCACGGGCTCTTGCAGGAGACCTGCGAGTGGTGGTGCGTGGAGCACGCCGGGTACGCGGCCGAGAAGGCCGCGGCGAAGATGCGGGCGGCGGGGATGAAGCGGCCCTTGCCCCGCACCGTGAGCGAGTTCCTGGCGAGGGTCGAAGAGCTGCGCCGCCCTGCGGCGATCGAGGTCAAGCCGGATGGCAGATACACGAGAATCGTCGGATGCCGCTACGAGCTCGAGCGAGGAGCAGGGGGTGGGGCCGGGGCCTAGGTCGAGGTCGTGCCGGTACTGCAACCGGAGCCGGTGGGTGGTGCTGAAGCTCTGGTGCGGCGAGTGGAAGAGCTACGTGCCGCCGGAGTACTGGGAGGAGGGATGCGACGAGTGGGCCGAGGTGGAGTGCCCATTCTGACCGCGTACAATTTTCCCTTGACGTGCCCGGTACACGGTGTACAATAGAAGCATGGACGGTGGGAACAGAGACCCCGAAGGAGCCCCGGGAGGGGATGGAGAAGGACGATGACCACCACCAAGACCACCGCCGAGCAAGTCGCAGAGATCTTCAGCAACGACGGGCTGACCTGGGTGGTCGAGATCGATGGTGAGGACTTGGACCTCGTGGACGTGATGATCCGACACGGGGCGATGCTGGACGAGCGCGGACCCGGCCGAGAGGAGCGCTGGATCTTCCCTGACGGCAGCGTGATCACCCTGGCCGAGGAGGCCTGGGATCTCGGATACACCGGCTGCTTCTGCTGGGCCGGGATCGGCCACAACGCCGGCTGCGACTCGGAGGAGTAGCCACCACCGCCAGGGGACCGGCCTCCCGGGCCCCGCACCGCCCCCCGTCGGGGCAGAGGCTACGGTCAAGGTGCCCCCGGGGAACCGGCGAGAGGGATGGCGGCGTGAAGGGGCGGGCACGGGGGCGTGGTCAAACTGCGGCAACGCAGGGAGCCCCGACGGGGAGAGCGATAGGAGAAGAAGTAGGCACCGCAGCCGCACCGGAGCGGCCGCTGAGGAGGGACAGCCCCGGCCCTCGGTGCTGCCGAGGATACCCGGCGGCGGTCCGTCCAGACTCGCCCGGGGGCCGGGGCCATAACGACAGGAGGGAGACTGGATGATCAAGGTAACGGTCACGCTGGATGCCAGTGGCGACAGGTGGCCCCGCCGATGCCTAGGCCTATCAATGAGGCGACGTGGTGCCCGCAGTGCGGGCCGCGCGTCCATGTCGACGATGACGGGTGTTGCGCGATGTGCGGTTGCGACGCCGTCGGCCACGGTGCGACGTTCGCCTGCGTCCTTCTTCGGGAGCGGGACCAGAACCGAGGTTCCGCAAGACGTGCTCTCGCATGGGCGCTTGCGTGGGTCGCCTTCGCTGTCGCCATCGCCCTGCTCCTTCTGCCCGCCGTGGCGCAGGCCCGCTGGAGCCCGCAGGCCGAGGCGCGCATCCGGCGGGACCGCTCAGCGATCCTGGCGGCGTCGGCGGCGACCGGTGTGCCGGCGGAGCTCTTGGCGGCGGTCGCCGGCCACGAGACGCAGGCCAGGCTGATCCCTTCGACGGCGAGGGACGCCCACGGTCGCCCGTTGGACTGGGGCCCCGGACAGGTGCGCTGGCGCACCTGGGGCCGCCTGCTGCGTGACGCCGGGATCGCCCAGCGACCCGAGGACCTGCTCAAGGCGGGCCCCGGCTACATGGCGGCGGCCTGGGTCCTCGCCCGCAAGCGGGCCAGGTACCGACCCCGCAGCCGGGCGCTGTGGCTCTGCCTCTACGGCGTCGGGCTCAAGGCCCGGGGCTTCAAGCGTGACTGCGCCTACTCGAGACAGGTAGAGAGGAACATCAAGCGAGCCAGGTGGGCGCTGAGGGGGAGAGGATGACGAGCAAGCGAGGAATCGTGTCTGCACTGTACGAGAGTCTGTTCAACCTGCGTCCGGATCTGCCATGGGGTGAGTTCTCTGCCTACCAGAGCGGGGACTTGCGACCAATCGCGGAGTGGATCGAGTCGCAGGGCGCTGGACCCATCGTGATGGATGTTTTGCTTGGCAAGCCCAGCCAAGACAGAGACTTCGTCGGCATCGACAACGAGGTCGCCAAGAAGATCATCCTTGTCGGAAGATGCCTTCGTGCGTCCGTCGACCTTCAAGCCTACTACGAGAAGCGCATCGCAGAAGGGCGCTGAGGGGGAGATGATGACCTACGAGGTGAGCATCGATACCGGGGCGACCGGGCTCCAGCGCTTCATCCGGGCGCTGCTCATTACCGGCTCTGCGCTCCGGCGTTACATGGTCTTCGGTCGACTCGGTCACGGAACGACCGCCGTTCTCGTTGTCGAGATCGACGGAGCAGGGCCCAATGAGTTCCGGGAGATATGCCGGCCGCTTGACCTCCGGCCGGCGCAGACTGCGCACGTCAACGCCGCCCAGGGCGAAGGAGAGCGGCCGTGACCGCCGACATCCTGTCTCGCTGCGTCCTGGCTGCAATCTCGCTGTCGCTGCTCGTCGCGACCGTCGCCCGCTGGGTCTCGTATCGAGCCGGAGAGTGCGCCCGCAACGCAGACGCTGAGCGGATTGTCGAACTCGAGCGGCGCAACGCCGAGCTGGAAGCGCAGCTCGCAGCAAGGAGGAATCCGTGACCACCCAAGACTTCAAGAACCTCTGCTTCTGCGTCGGAGAGATCCAGACGCAGCACGCCGCCTGGGCGCGGCACAACTTCCCCGACGCCAAGCCGATCCAGGCCGCGCTCGGCGTCGTCGAAGAACTGGGCGAGCTCGCCCACGCCCACTTGAAGAGGTCGCAGGGCATCCGCGGCACGGCCGCCGAGCACGAAGCGGCGGCCAAGGACGCCGTCGCCGACGCCCTGCTCTTCCTCGTGCACCTGTCGGAGCTGCTCGGCTTCGACCTGAGCGACGCCGTTGCGTCGCTGCGCTACGCTGGCGCCGTCGCCGTCCTGATGCCTGAGGACTCCAGCGCCGGCGAGGAGATTCTCGCGTGCGTGTGGCTTGCCGGCGACCTGGGCCCGGTCGGTGCGCAGCGGATGGACATCCGCCGAGACGCCGCCGAGATCGTGATCCGCCTCGAGCGCTACTGCTCCCGCAACGGCTGGGACCTCAGCGAGATCCTGGCCGAGACCTGGGAGCAGGTCAGGAGGCGGGACTGGGTCGCCTTCCCGGGAGACGGGGTGGGGCGATGAGCGAAGACCTACCGGAGCGCTGGCAGTGGGGCATGGAGTTTGGCCGGGACGCGGTAGAAGGCGACAGGGTCCTGCAAGTCTGCAAAGCGATCTCGTTGCACGTCGCCCGCTACGACCTGACCGAACCGCTGGAGCAGCGCTTTCTTGTGAAGCTGATCGGGTGGATCAGAGAGGCTACCGAAGAGCCGGCAGTTCATTACAGCCACGGCCTGCGGGTCGTGATTTGGATCAGCGAAACGGGTTGGCGCTACTACGTCGTAATCGAGGGGGATAGGCCATGAGCGACAAGATCAAGTGGCAGGTCTGGCGGGAAGAGGACGGCGAGGAGTGCGCCCGCACCGTGGAGACGCTCTTCGCAGATTCCAGTGACGCCGCCGAAGAGTGGGCGGAGGAAGAGGACAACGACTGCGCCGGAGAGCTGTTCGAGTGCGGTCGCAACGAGATCATCGCTTGTGTTCGCCGGGATGGCAGCACTGTTGTCGAGCGATACAGCCTCGTCGCCGAAGCAGAAGTTGTGCTGTACTACAACGCCTACGAGTTGAAGCCATGACCGCCACGCTTTTGCCCCGCTGGGCCCTCGCCGTGCTGGCCCTGTTCCTTGCCCCCTGCCGCCTGGCCGGGCGCCTGTGGTGGGTCGTGCGCCACGGCTGGGGGGCCCGGGAGCGGATCGAGGAACTGGAGGCCGAGCTAGGCAGAGAGCATCTTCTTGCGCTGCGCTGGGCGTTTCAAGCGGAGTGGCGCATCAGCGCTCTAGCAGCACTGGAGTCCGAGATCGCCGCCCTGCGGGCTCGGGTGGCCGAACTGGAGGAACGATGAGCAGCAGAGCGAAGACCAGGGCGGCGCTGTCCGAGGCTATCGACAGGCTCTCCGACCTGATGCCGTTTGGCCACCTGTTGGGGGCCTCTGAGCTTCTGAACGCTGCATCGACGGAGATCGCCGCCCTGCGGGCCCGGGTGGCCGAGCTGGAGGCGGCGATGGACGGCTGCCTGGAGGGCCGGTGCATGCCTGGCTACCAGGGATGCAGGGCTGCCAGGGATGGCGGTGCAGCGGCGGCGCAGGCCGCTGGGGAAAGCAATGCCTGACTACGCACAAGCCGACGCGGTGTCGTGGGCGAGGCGAGTCATCCAGGCCCTTGGCAGCGCCGCCAGGGGGAGCGGAGACTGGGACTACTTCAGCAGGTGCGAAGCTGCAGAGGCTGCGCTAGAAACGGCAGTCCGGCTGTTGCAGGACGCCGCCGAGCGTCCGGCAGTACACGAGCGCAGCGCCACCCGCACGGAGCACATGCGGCACGGGGCTAGCGTAGTGCGGTATCTGGCGGTCCCGTACCAGATCCACATCTGCCGGGTCTGCGGTCGGCCGCTGTCCGAGTGCGGAGCCAAGAGCGATGCGGCGTGCAAGCATGCGCAGGCCGCTGGGGAGCACCGATGACCTCGCTCGTGTATCGAGGCGCATGCCCGCCGTCGGAGCCGTACTGCATCGACTGCTGCATGCTCTGGTATGACCTGCGATCCGGATGCTACCGCTGCAAGATTTACCCCGGCCAGCGCGTCGAGGGCCGTCGCTACGGATCCGAAGAGGACAGACAGCGCAGGCTAGATGCGTGCTTGCAGCAGTTCCTTGTGTTTGGTGAGCATGTCGACGGGGCGACACAATGAAGACCCACTCCATGCTGGCCAACACCGCCACCGTCCGCGCCATCCTCGACGGCCGCCAGAAGGAGGACCGGCGGCCCGTGACGCCGAGGACCTGCGAGACCTGCGGGGACTGGGCCCGGCTGGACCTGTCTGGGGCCTGGGCTGACCCTGGGCTCTGGCAGGAGTCCGGCGCCTTCGTGTACGGCTACCTGCATGCGCCGCAGGATGACGACTACGAGGGCATCTTCTGGCGGGTCTACTCGCGCGTTGCCCCCGGCGATCTGATCTGGGTCCGGGAGACGTACTGTTCCGTCTCTGAGGTGGACATCCCGCCCGGTCGTCCGCGTGGGCCGCAGTCCACCAAGGGATCCCCGGCCCGACCGGACTGGCTCAGCTACTACGTCTACCGCGCCGACGGCGAGATGCCGCTTGTGCAGTGGCACCACGTCGGGGACTCCGATCGAGTGCGATGGTTCCCTGGAACAAGAATGCCCAAGGCCGCCGCCCGCCTCATCCTGCGGGCGCGGCGGGTGTGGATGGAGCGCCAGGGCGTCACCTGGCTCCGCTGCGTGGCGTTCGAGATCGCGAGCCGGTCCGGGTGGGCCGGGGTGGGGGTGGACCGTGAACGCTCGTGAGATGCTGGAGATGTGGATCGCCGACGCAGAGCGCAGACTGGGACGGCTGCGACGGGCAGAAGAACTGCAGTGCGAAGCGATCGATGCGTACCGCAGAGAGCTGGCCAACGGGCTGCCGCCCGGGTGGATCACGAGGTGCGGAGAGCCCGGCCAGAAGGCCATCTCCGCCATCAGGGGGATCTTGCGATGAGCCAAGACTACGAGCTGCCCGGCGGCGTGACCATCGAGGTCTACGACGACGGCAAGGCCTCCTGCAGCTTCACCTACCGCTTCGTCGTCGAGTGGCGCCCGACGTTCTCCGAGGCGCTGGACGCCGCCGAGGCGGTGCTCAAAGACGAACTAGCCGAGCGCTCCGCGGCGCTGCGCCGCATCCGCGAGATCCGGGCAGAGCGTGGGCTGGGGCGTCTGGTCTGGGAGCGCAGCAAGCGCGGCGTCCTGGTCGCTGAGCCCGCCGCCGGGGCGCTGCGGTTCGAGGTGGAGCGCATGGTTGACGGGCAGTGGTGGGCAGATGCAGCAAGCCGCAGCAACGCGTCTGCAATGTGCATGAAGCACCCGACCGAGGCCGCCGCCAAGGCGCAGTGCGAGGAGTGGTTCGCCGAGTGGCTCGACCGGGCCGGGCTGGAGGTGCGGCATGGGCGTTGAGCCGTCGCCGTTACCGTGGGCGGTCCTCCGCTCGATCAAGGACCCCCGCGAGCGCCGCATGCTGTGGATGAGCGATCGGGCCAGGCTGGCCCGCATGCTGGAGGGCTACGGCCGCCAGGCCCCGCCGTGGCCGAGGGAGGCGCTCCTGGCGGAGTGCCGCAACGAAGAGGAGCGGGCTGAGGTGCGGGCCTTCCTGCTGCGGGACAGCATGGAGCGCATGCCCTGTACGACCACCGGGGCGAGCCTCAGAGAGATCGCAACTGCGGCGGCTGTCGTCGCCCTTGTCGCAGCGCTCGCCGCGCTGTTGGTGCTCCCATGACCCGCCCCGTCATGGCAATCGACAGCTACCGGACCAACGGCGAGCTTGTGGCTGCCTGCGCTAGCCTGGGCTACCTCCGGCCGGAGCTTCGCACCCTTGACCCTACCTGGGGCCGGGGGCGCTTCTGGACCGCCTGGCGGCCCCAGGTGCTCGTGGCCCATGACCTGCGACCCGAGCTGAGTCCGACCGGCCAGGGCGTTGACGCAACTTCACTGCCCTACGAGGACCGCAGCTTCGACCAGGTGGTCCTCGACGGGCCCTACAAGTTGAACGGGCGCCCGGACGCGGCCACCGACGCCCGCTACGGCGTCCACGAGCCGGCCCGCTGGCAGGACCGCATGGAGCTCCTGCGGGCCATGCTGCGGGAGGGGGCCCGAGTCCTCTGCCGCGGGTGCCTGCTCTTCAAGTGCCAGGACCAGGTCTGCAGCGGCAAGGTACGCTGGCAGACCATCGCCATGGTCGAAGAGGCCGAGCGCTGCGGGCTTGGCCTGGTCGACCGGCTGGACTTCCTGTCCTACCGCCCGCAGCCGGAGGGGCGGCGGCAGCTCACCGCCCGGCGGAACAGTTCTGCGATGCTCGTGTTTCGCAGAGGACACGAATGGAGGGACCGATGACCGAGCGACCGATCAAGCGACCCATGCGGCAGGCCATGATCGAGATCGAGTTCAAGCCGATCTGGGTCTGGGTGGAGGACGGGCTCGACGACGACGACGTGGAGCGGACCATCGTGAAGATGAGCAGAGAGGAGATCGTCAACTGCTTCGACGACCTCTTCGTCACCGCCACCTTCCGCAGGCCCCCGAAGCTGGAGAGGTGCGACAACGTGGTGACCCACAATGGCCTGGTCCACGAAGACGACCTCGAGCCCGAGGACGGGCGCCCGGTGCTCCCGGTGCCCATGCCCCCCACGGCCGAGGAACTCGAGGCGGAGGGACAGGTGCGGCTGCCGCTGGAGGGCAACGCGTGAACCCTCCCCCCCGCACCCGCGGCGACTGCAAGGACGGCCCCCGGCCATGCCCATGGGTCGACTGCCGCCACCACCTCGCCCTCGACCAGGCCCTGGCCAAGGCCGGCAACGGGCAGCACGAACTGAGCCTCGAGCACAGTTGCGCCCTCGACGTGGCGGACCTGGCCGAGCAGCGCGGGGGGCTCACGCTGGACGAGGTGGGGACGATCCTGGGCGTGACCCGGATGCGGGTGCTGCAGATCGAGACATTGGCGCTCACCAGCGCCCGGCGCGCCGCCATGGCCATGGGAGTCGACTTGGATCGCGTGCTCCAGGTGCGGGCCGAGGACCTGCGCACCACGCTTGACCGCTGGCCGAGCGGGACGGAGCCGAAGCCTGAGCCTGCGCCGAAGCCGGAACCCAAGCCCAGGCCGCCGAAGCCCAGGAAGACCAAGCCACCGCCGCCCAAGCCGATCAGGATCATCGAGGCGCCCGCCGTCCTGCTCTGCGCGTGCGGGTGCGGGCGAGAGGTCAAGCGCAAGGAAGATGGTGAGCGAGGCTTCCAGAAGATCTACGCCAGGCCGTCCTGCGGAGACGCCGTGCGCAGGAGGAGGCGCGCATGAAGACCCCGCCAAGGACTCGCGGCGAGTGCAAGCGGGGGCCCCGCCCCTGCCCGTGGGTTGACTGCCGCTACCACCTCAGAGAAGAGCAGGTTGCGGCCGTGGCCCGGTCTGGCGACGGGGGCCCC